GCGTGACATGGGTACCTATTTAAAGTACTATAGGAGGACCGCGCCTGGCGCGACCCTACTAGAGGACAACACAGTCCATCAAGCGATCACTGTCGACACACGCGACACCCTCACACACATAATGATCTGGTCTCAGACCAGAGCAACTGGACTAGCCGATGTTGAGATGGGGAGAAACTCTCTTAGAAAGTTTACAACCACCGTCACAACACCTGAGCCAGTCAACCTTAATCTGACTGATTTTAAACCAGTCATAAAAGAGGCTACGATGTGCATGAGGAGTTCACAAGGAAAGTATGCAAGAATTTCATGCGGGCCTAAGGCCTGCATGGAATCCACCCAACAGATGGGAGGGCATACTGGTGAACTGTGTCGTGTAGTGAAGAATAGAAGTATAAAATGGCATTTCGACCCAATTACCTTGGAGAGAGAACCAGTGAATAGAAGAATACGGACCGCAACAGACGTCTTAGACTACTGTATCAATTGGGTGCTAAGCAACCCAATATGGCGGAGTGTAGTAACTACTCATGTGGTTCTTGAACCATCGAAAGCGAGAGTAATCACCATAGCGCCTTGGGCACTAGGGAGATTATCCTGCGCTGTGATGCACCTCATCAATCCATGTTTAACTCTTAGGTTCCAGACTAGGTCTGGAATGACTAAGGACAGGCATCTCTGGCGATTCCTAGCCGCACTATATCCTGATGATATAGTGTGGGAAAGAATGGTCGGAGAGCTTGCATTAAGCACGGATTGGAGTGAGGCTACAGATCACTTCCTTCACAAATTTGCTAAGCAAATCTGGTGGGGAATTCTATGGCACCTCAAAAGGATAGATGGGTCTCCACTTGGACTTGTCGCTCTCGTAGCAAAACTACATACCTCTAAGAGGATAGTGGTGCTAGAAGAATGGCAAGCCAAGGAGATGGGAGTCAAGTACATAATATCGCAACGTGGCGTATTTATGGGTGACTACCCAACGAAAGCCATTCTTACCCTCGCTCAAGACATTTGTGCAAGAAAGGCAGGTTTAACCGTCTACAACATAGTTGGAGACGATTTCTTTGGATTTGGATCCAGAGAAAACCTGATCGCTTACTTGGAAAATGTCTCGAGTACAGGAGGAAAGATCTCTGAAGACGATACATTCATAAGTGAACAACTCGTATTTTATTGTGAGGAAGCAATGTTGATCCCTTGGGGACCATCATACCTACCCACAATGCAAATGCGGGCTGGTTCAGCTAGGCTGAACTATATCGACGTACCGAGAATCAGACTCCTGTTACCGACCAACGCAGAGACACAGCAATTTAGTGGAGTCCAGGCCGGACGTCTCTCCCTTCTTGGAAAGGAGACACGTTGGGTCTGTGCGACACATCCTGATAGAAAGGAGCTCTTCAAAAGGGCAACCATTCTTCAGCACATAATGCTTCCCCGTGAAAAGGAGGTAATATGTCCATTCATCCCATCTGAGATAGGAGGAGATGGATCATATACCCCTGATCCGGATTTCTTTAAGAAAATCATCGAGACTAAGTCTCGAGGAGATTCTCAAAGAGAAGTGTATCATAGGATACACGATCTCTGGAAAGGTCGAGAGGGCTTCAGACTTCTCTCATCGGACAATCTCTATCAAGTTGTACACAAGTTTAAGGTATGGCTTCCTACGAGCGATGTTCTTAAACAATACTTACTCCCTAAGGGGGTAATTATTGAGTTAGATGAGTCAAACTCATCACTAAGATCACTGCAAGTAAAGGGATTCTTAGAATCCCCGCAGAAGACATTTTATCGTATGGTAAAGGCCGCTTATTTCCGAGCCTGCTTAGCAGGCATCGATTATAAGGACCTCCCTGTGATTCAACTCGCAGAGGCGGAGAGAGAACTAAGTTCCAGCTACGCTTCTCGAGGAGAACCAAAATACGTACCTCTAAACCGGTTCTTAGAGCACTGGGTAAATCCTGGATTTACCTTCCGCAATATTGACTCGTACTTAGTACGAGCGGATAGAACGATGCTCTTAGACCAAATGCAACTTGGTTTCGACTATGGTAGACAACGGAACGGCCTTCATGAAGACATAAAGAAGTGGCTTAGCTACAACTCTATTGTCGACGAATGGATAGGGGACGTCTTTGATAACTTAGTTAACAGAGTCGATCTCCCTCACCAAATGAGGGACCGATTGCACCTCTTCATTGAGTCTGACTCAGTGATAAAGGAACAATTTTCCAAAAATCTACCAGAAGAAGAAAACATATGTCTCATTAGCCGTGATGTGAAACTTGGTGCGAACTTAGTTCGCATCGGAGAAGCACGCGGAAGAGAATACCATGTCTATGTTTTACGCCCCCTCTACCACTTAGTGGGAAGGACCTACGAAATACCTGAACTGACTGAGTCATTTCATTTAATTGAAGATCCTGGAGCCATAAACTATGACACGATAAAACATATGATGGAGGGAGCTCCCCCAGATTGGATCTGGGACACTGAGCTCACGCCGATGAAAACACGTTTCCGAAACGTGTGGGTCATTGATTATAACGCACAATGCCGAGTACGGTCTTAGCGAACTTAGTTCGATAAGAACGGTGAGGTACTTGCTAAGCAAGAGACCTAACTCGCGTTCCTGGGCACTGCCAGCTCCTCTAACGAGGAG